CAGGCCAAAATATAGAAAATACTTATCAAAGAATAGTCCAAACTGATGGAACTAATTTTTATGATGGTACTGGGTCAGTTGTTAATTTTGGAGTTGATCCTTTCCCCTATACTGGGTCCGCTGTTATTACAGGTTCCCTTAATATCATAGGTAACCAACAAATTACTGGTTCACTCTTACTTACAGGATCCGCTGTTATAACTGAAGTAAATTATATTGATTTTAATACTGGCTCAATCCCACCTTTACACAAGTCTGGAAGGATATTTTGGGATAATGTAGATGGAGCGCTATCAGTTTATAATGCTGAGCAAGATATTACATTACAAGTAGGGCAAGAGAATTGGACTAGAGTATCAAACCGTACAGGTACAACTATAACAAATGGTACTGTTGTTAGATTAAAAGGAGCCCATGGTGATGTCCCTGAGGTTGAAAGAGCCCAAGCTTTAGCTGTCTCAGGATCAGTTAATGTTTTAAATCAAATTTTAGGTGTAGCTACTCATAATATTGAAGATAATTCAAAAGGTTATGTAACAACACAAGGTTTGGTACGTGGATTAAATACAAATGCTTTTAATGAGGGGGATACTCTGTTTGTAGGAACAGGCTCATCAGGAGTATTAACTAATGTAGCTCCTGAAGCTCCTTATGAAATCATCCCAGTTGGAGTTTGTGTAAAAGCGGGGCCAGGGGGAAGTGGGATGATATATGTAGCGGTGCAAGAACCAATAGACTTCTCAGATTTAAGTTCTGTATTAGTTTCAGATTCATATAATATTGGGGATCTTTGGGTTTATACAGAAGTAGGGTCTAATAAAGTATGGAAACATACAAATCAACTAACTGGTAGTTATGGATTAACTGGTAGTTTAACAGCCACTACAGGTTCATTTTCAGATTTAATTTTAAATACTACAATATCAACCATACCTGTTGAAGTAGCCCCTGAAGGGACTATTAGGTTATTTAACTCCTCTAGTGTATATAGAATTTATGTGTATATGGATAGTGGATGGCGTTCAGCTTCTTTAGCTTAAATTTTAGCACTATTATAATATTTATAATAAACCCTATAAATTATGGCAGCTGGAAAATACTCTTTTACTATTGAACAAGGGGCTACTGTAGATTTTGAAATAGCTTACAAAGATTCTAGTGGAAATCCTATTGATTTAACAGGATATCAAGCTAGAATGCAATTAAGACCAGACCCTGGGTCAAGTACTTTATATTTAACTTTATCAAGTAGTTTAGACCCTTGTGGCACCGGATTAAATATGAGTGGGTCTGGTGGGTTAAAACCTCCAACTTCAGGAGCTATAGGGGTATTCATTTCAGCTGCTTCTTCTTCCCAACTAAGTTTTGATTTAGCATCTTATGATCTTGAAATTTCATCTGGGAGTGGAAATTGTTATATTGTAAATAGATTATTAGAAGGTAAGGTTAAGCTATCTAAACAAATAACTGAAGGCTCATACTAATGGCTAATAATATTGTTCAAATAAATAGCAATAATAGTATTAATGTAACTACTCAAACTAGTAATGATACTATATCAGTTATTACTGTAGGACCTCAAGGTCCTACAGGCCCTCAAGGTGAACCTGGGGATGGATTTCCTTTTGATGGAGGAATAGCTCAAGTAACAGGTAGTTTACAAGTAACAGGTAGTTCTACAATAACAGGTAGTTTAAATGTTTCTCAAGGTATAACAGGTTCATTATTAGGTACTTCAAGTTGGGCTACCAATTCATTAACTGCTTCATATGCTTTAAATGCTAGTAATGTAAATACTAGTTCTTTAGTTACAACTAGTTCTTTTAACAACTTCACTAGCTCATATAATACTGGTTCATTTAGTGGGTCATTTATAGGAGTATTTACAGGTTCATTATTAGGTACAGCTAGTAAAGTAATTATAGGAGGCTTAGGAACTAATGTATACCCTTTAGCTATTATATCTCCTTCAGGTGAAATAGTAACAGCTTCAGGATTTACCTTTAATGGTAGCTCAAACTTTTTTAATCTTCCTTCAGATTATACTTTGTATATGCCTGGGGCTAGTACAGTAAATGCTGGGACTTTTTCAGGTAATGTGACAGGTAATGTGACAGGTACTTCAAGTTTTGCTACTAGTGCTTCCAGAGCTGTAAATAGTAATAGTGCTTCTTTTTCTTTAACTGCTTCATATGTTCAAAATGCCCAATCAGCATCTTATGTTCTTAATGCGGTTAGTGCGTCATACATCTTAAACGCTGTTAGTAGTTCTTTTGCTTTAACTGCTTCATATGTTCTAAACGCTCAATCTGCTTCTTATATTCTAAATGCTGTTAGTGCGTCATACATCTTAAATACTGTTAGCGCCTCTAATGCTTTAACAGCTTCCTATGTCCTAAATGCTCAAACAGCTTCATATGTCCTAAATGCTGTTAGTGCGTCCTATGTCTTAAATACTGTTAGCGCCTCTAATGCTTTAACAGCTTCATATGTCCTAAATGCTGTTAGTGCTTCTAATGCTTTAACCGCCTCATATGCTTTAAATGGTGGGAGTGGAGGTGGATCTAATCTAGGTTCAATCTTTATTACTCTATATGATGGAGGAGCTAACCTAACAACAGGTAAAAAAGACACTCCTGTTTATGTTCCTTATGATGGTACCTTCACAGGATGGGAAATGTTAGCTTATAACTCAAGCAACAACTTAATGACAGCTTCCTGTGTTGTTGATGTAATATCAGGTAAATTTAATGGCCTTCCAATTTCTACAGCTAGTAGTATAGCAGGTACTGAAAAACCTACTTTAACTAATCAATCTTCTAGTTTTAGTAGTTCTTTATCTACTTGGACAAGTTTAACAGCTGGAGACTACATCCAAGCTGAAATTGAAAGTGTATCAACTGGGGTTGCTAAAATAACAGTAGCTATAAAAGTAACAAAATCATAAATAAAAAAATGGCTAGGGTAAATCTTAAAATAGCAGATATTGATACTAATGATGGATATGATGCCGGGGGTAACCATTACATAGTTCAGGTTTCACCTAATAAAGTATACCTTATTTTTATAGATAAACAATTTGATATTTTATTAGCTAAATCAACCAATAATGGATTAACTTGGGATGAACCTCAAAAAGTAATATCTAATGTTAACACTATAGCTCAATTAAGCTATTGGTATGATGGTTGGAGTGATATAAATTCAAGTAATTTAATACATATAGCATGGTCTGATACTACTGTTAATTATTATTATGCTAACTATAACACAACAACTGACACTGTTTCTTCTACTACTACTATAGTTGATCTTCCTTATGTAGCATCTCAAGGTGCTTTCCTTGGTCTTTCCTTAACACGAGCTAAAGGAGGAAACTTAGGATTATTTTATAGTGTATATGTATCTTCAGTAGCTTCATATTTTTCAGGTTTTTATAAATCTTCTAACACAGGTAGTACTTGGTCTTCAGCAACTACCCCTGATAATTTCGGAGTAGGTGCTAATGGTATTTTACTTCCAGAATTTTCATCAGATGATTCTCAAGATATGATGATGATTTCTCAGGTAGAAACTAGAAATGTTCTCTATAAAAGATTTTATGATAACTCTGCTAATACTTGGGCTACTTCTAGTTTTGGAACTAGTTCTTTTGGGTATTCATATGGATACCCATTTATCTCAGCTTTCCCTGATAAGATCAACTCTCAAAGTGTTGTGGTAGCTTGGAATCAAAGTGGTTACCCTGTTTCAACCACAGGTGCTAAATTACAATGCTTTACTATAACTTCAGCTAGTACCACTGAAAAAACTCTTATAGCTACTAGCTCAACTTCTACAGCTGGTGCTGTAACAGCTTGTGGTATAAGTTATAACACATTAGATAATAATTGGTATGCTTATTATGGAGGAAAACCAAGTGGAGGAGAAATTAGATCAAACTGTAATATCTATTATAGACAATCCTCAAATCAAGGAACAACATGGAGTAGCGAACTTCCTCTTACAAAAGATGTACCTAGTATCTTTAATACTCAGTCTTTTGGTTTAAGTGAGCTTATAGTTCCTCCCATTGTTACCACCTATAATATGGTTGCTTTTTTAGCTAACGCCTCAGATGGTGGAACAGCAGTTTCAACAGATCCTCTTTATATTAATACCTTCTTCCCTACAGCTGGGGGCAGCATCGTTATATCTTAACATATTTATATTCAAAATATAATATGGCGAACACTCCTATCTGGCCTGGCTCATCATCATTCTTCCCAGGTAATACACCTTTTGGATTTTATGATAATGATTCAGATTTTCAAACAGACGCTGATAAAGTAGCTATATTTGTAGCTCGTAGACTAGGATACCCTTTAGTTGATGTTGAACTTCAAGACATCAATTTTTATGCTGCTTTTGAAGAAGCAGTAACAACATATGGTAATGAAGTTTATGCTTATCAAGTAGCTCAAAACTACTTATCTTTAGAAGGTTCACCCACAGGATCTAATCTAAATGATACTCTTGTTAAACCTAACTTAGGTACTGTAATTAGAATATCAGACCAATATGGAGTTGAAGCTGGGGTGGGAGGCAGTGTTACTTGGAGAACAGGTAGCATAGCTTTAAAACAAAATGTTCAAAAGTATAATTTAAATGAGTGGGCTACTAGCCAAAGTATAGATGCTGGTAATCTTGAGGTTAAAAGAGTATTTTATGAATCTATTCCACCTATTGTAAGATATTTTGATCCATATGCTGGTACTGGTACTGATGTTCAAGGACTTTTACAAGCATTTGGATTTGGATCTTATTCACCAGGTATTAACTTCTTATTAATGCCCATTAATTATGATTTACAAAAGATCCAAGCTATTGATTTTAATGATCAAATAAGAAAATCCAATTATAGTTTTGAACTAATTAACAATCAGTTAAGAATATTTCCTATACCTCTTAGAGATCAAATTCTACATTTTGAATATATTCTTAAATCAGATCGTAATAATCCAATTGTATCTGGTAGTATGGGGCAGGGTAAGGTAACTAATGTATCAAATGCTCCTTATGATAATCCCACATATTCTTATATAAATTCAATAGGTAGACAGTGGATATTTGAATATGCTTTAGCTCTTTGTAAAGAAATGTTAGGGTATGTTAGAGGAAAATATTCCACAGTACCCATTCCTAATGCTGAAGTGACTTTAAACCATGCGGATTTAATAACAGCTGCTACAGCTGAAAAAACAGCTTTAATTGAAAGATTAAGAGCCTATTTAGATGAGACTTCAAGAAGCAAACTATTAGAAAAACGAGCACAAGAATCTGAAAATCTACAGAAGGAGTTAAGTAATGTTCCTTACACTATATACATTGGATAATGGCACTTTTTGGTAGACAAAGAGATATTAACTTGTTTACAACTATCACTAGAGAGTTGATAGGAGATATTATTACTCAACAATGTGCTTTTTACAAATATAAACTAGAACAAACTGCTATAAACATTTATGGTGAAGCCGCGGAAGGTAAATTTTTTGATGGTCCTGTTTTATTTAACTGTTTAATAGAAAGACAAGATCAACAGTTCACAGTTGATGATTTTGGAGTAGAATACGCTAGAAATATTGTATTTAGATTCTTAAGAGAAGATCTAAAAGACGCTAACTTAGTCCCTGAGGTGGGTGACATTATTCTTTACAATGGAGGATATTATGAAGTAGATTCTACCAACTCTAACCAATATATCTTAGGCAAAGACCCAGACTATCCAAATGAAACCAACCCATTAAACCCAGGATTAAATCAGTTTGGTTCTAACTATTCAATAATCTGTTCAACCCACTATACCCCAGCTGATAAGTTGGGTATTGAACTATCAAGACTCTAATGGCTACTAAAGGAAGAAAACCAACCCCTAAATCTCAATATGAGATATCAACAGGTGAAGCTAAAGAACTAAATAGGGGAAGAAAAAATTCCTTTAAGGGAGATACTACTAAACCTTTTTCTATAGAGTTTAAGGATATAGATGAGTCTATAATGTATTATTTTCAAAATGTTATTAAACCTTTTGTAATACAAAATGGACAAAGAGTAGCTGTTCCTATTATATATGGTTCTCCTGAGAGATGGAAATCTGTTCAACGTGATGGGTATTATAGGGATAAAGAAGGCAAGATTATGGCTCCCATAATCATGTTTAAAAGAAACTCTGTCACTCCTATTAAGGGGCAATATAATAAGTTAGATGCTAATAATCCTATTAATGTAGCTTATTTTCAAAAGAAATATAATAAGCAAAACGCTTATGATAAGTTTAATATTCTTAATAATAGAGTTCCTATAAATGAATCATATGCTGTTGTTGTTCCTAACCATATAACTGTAAGTTATAGTTGTACTATAATGACTTATTATATGGAACAACTTAACAAAATAGTTGAATCTGTTACTTATGCTTCTGACTCATACTGGGGAAATCCTGAAAGATTTAAATTTAAAGCTAATATTGATTCAATAGCTACTGTTACTGAATTAACTGATGGGGCTGATAGAATAGCTAAAGCTACATTTGATATTAGCATGAATGGATATATAATACCAGATATCCCACAAAAGGATTTAACTGTAGATAAAAAAGTATTTAGTACAGGTCAATTTGTTGTTGAAACTGAAACTGTTGTTAATATTAATGAAATTGACAATCGTCCTAAAAAATAAAATATTTAAAGTGTAAGTATTAAAGTTTTGAGGAAAATTTTGATATTTATAGAAAACACTAAAATATTTATATCATGAGTGAACAAATACAGTTATCACAAGAAGAACTTGACAACATCAAGCAGTTACAAGCTACTCAACAAAATTTAATTTCTAGATTTGGACAAGTAGAATATCAATTACAAGTATTAGAAGCTCAAAAAGATGAATTAGTTGCATCTTTAGCTAGATTGCAAGAAGAAGAAACTAATTTAGGTAACACTTTAACAGCTAAATATGGCAATGGGTCTATAAACATAGACTCAGGACTATTTACAAAAACATAACAAGAATTTAATACTTAACACAACATGGCAGAACAAATAGTATCACCTGGTGTATTTACAAGAGAAAATGACCAGTCATTCATAACCCAACAGCCGGTACAAGTAGGTGCCGCTATTGTAGGTCCCACAGTTAAGGGACCTGTTGAAATTCCTACTGTAGTTACTTCATATAGCCAATATGTAAATAAGTTTGGGACTACTTTTGTTAGTGGTAATCAAACCTATTCTTACCTAACTTCTATCTCAGCTTATAACTATTTCCAAAATGGTGGTACTACTCTATTAGTTACTAGAGTTGTAAGTAGATCAGCTGATTGGACACCTGCTACTAGCACAAATATCCAAAACAGTGTATCATCTGTAACTGGAAAACCTGCTACAGGATCATTCACATTTAGTAATGTAGGGGCTACATCTAACACAGGCCCAGTTGGTCTTAAGATTAATTATAATAATGCTAATTATTATTTCTTCTCAGGTTCAGGTACTGATGCTCCATCTTCAAATTATTATTGGTACACAACAGCTGGGTTAGGTGGTTTGGTGAGTGAAATTAATGCTAGTGCTTCTGCTTATTTTAGTGCTTCATTTAATAGTAACACTCTAAGCATTTCAGCTTCATTTAATGGAACAGCTGGTAATAGCATTACTGTAGAAACTGGTTCATTTACAGATTTATTCTTAGATACATCTGCTACTCAAGTAACTTTAGAAGGAGGTATTGATGGAGTAGGCAACACAGCATTTGCCCTCAAAACAATTTCAGAGGGTATTATTATGAATAGTAGTGGTTCTGAGGCATCTGATGGAGCTTTAGCAAATGGTACTTCTGATAATCTCAGATGGGAAATTTCTCAATTTAACACAGGTTCAGGAACATTTACTCTTTTAATTAGAAGAGGAGATGATATAACTAATGAAAAAGTTATTCTTGAAACATATGCTAATGTTTCTTTAGATCCTGAGCAGGATAATTATATAGCTAAAATAATTGGTGATAGTTACCAGCAAGTAGTAACTGATAGTGATGGAAATACTTATGTTCAATCTGTAGGAACTTACCCTAATAATAGTAATTATGTTTATGTTTCTTCTATAGGATCTTCTACACCTAATTACTTTGACAACAGTGGTAACGCTAGATCTGAATATACTGCTTCCATTCCAGTCTTAGGTAGTGGGTCATTTACAGGAGGTACAGGTAATATCTTATCAGCTACAAATAATTTTTATGAAAATATAAATGCTAATGCTCAAGGTTTAGTAGCTGCGTCTTATACAACCGCTTTAAGTTTATTAGCTAATAAGGAAGAATTCTCTTATAAAGTAATAACAGCTCCGGGGTTAATAAATGAATATCATGCTAGCCCATTAGGTATACTTGTTACTAATGTTCAAAATAGAGGAGATGCTATAGCAGTTGTTGATTTAACCAGATATGGAGCTACTATAAATGAAACAACAACTCAAGCTGGTGGTTTTAACTCAAGCTACGCCGCTACTTACTGGCCTTGGGTTCAAATCTTTAACCCAGATACTGGAAAAATCAATTGGGTTCCTGCTTCAACATTAATTCCTGGTGTGTATGCTGCTAATGATGCATCAGCTGAGCCTTGGTTCGCACCAGCGGGTATTAATAGAGGAGGTTTATCTCAAGTAATTAGACCAGAAAGAAAACTTCAAAGATCAGACAGAGATACTCTTTATGAAGACAATGTAAACCCAATAGCTACCTTCCCAGCAACAGGCCCAGCAGTATTTGGTCAGAAAACATTACAAAAAAGAGCTAGTGCTCTTGACAGAGTTAATGTTAGAAGACTGTTGATTGAACTTAAGAGCTTTATTGGTCAAGTAGCTAACAATTTAGTATTTGAACAAAATACAGCTGCTACAAGAAATGCTTTCTTAGCTCAAGTCAACCCATATCTTGAAAGTGTTCAACAAAGACAAGGTGTGTATGCTTATAAAGTAGTAATGGATGATTCAAACAATACTCCTGATGTAATTGATAGAAACCAGTTAGTTGGTCAGATTTTTATCCAACCAACTAGAACAGCTGAGTTTATAGTACTCGATTTCAATGTTTTACCAACAGGAGCTGAATTCCCAGCCTAATAAATAAGAATTTAAATATATAATATTTATAATAAACTAAAACAATGGCAGTACTAGATCCAAACGAAATATTTTTCACACCGTTTGAGCCCAAACAACAAAATAGATTTATTATGTACATGGATGGATTTCCTAGTTACTTAGTAAAAGCTGTTGGAGCTGTAACAGTAACACAAGGTACTGTTGAACTCAATCATATTAATATTCAAAGATTTGTAAAAGGTAAAACAAAATGGGGTACTATCCAATTTACCCTATTTGATCCTATTACCCCTTCAGGAGCCCAAGCTGTAATAGAATGGGTAAGATTACATCACGAATCAGTAACTGGTAGAGACGGTTACT